GAAACGGTCGGCCAGATCGAGCAGCACCGCATCGGTCGCGCGCAGCGTGCCGTCCTGGTTCTTGAACTCCACGCCCAGCGCTTTGAGGCGCCGGGCGGACTCCTCCGAGCCCGTGGCCGCCTCGAGCATCGCGGTGGCGAGCTTCTTGAGCCCGGTCTCGAAGGTCTGCGCCGAGACACCGGACAGTTCGGCCGCCGGCACCAGGGTGGAGAGCGCCTCCACCGTGATGCCCACGCGCTGCGAGAGCTTGTTGAGCGCATCGGCCGACTCCAGCGCCGACTTGACCATGGCCCCGAGGCCCGCTGCCGACAGGGCCACCCCGAGCCCGGCGAGCACGCCGTTGACACTGCGGGCGGCATCGGCCAAGCCGCCCAGGCCCCGCTTGACCGAGTCGAAGGCACCGCGCGTCTCGTCGACGGCGCGGATGAGGATTTGGGCGCGGTTGTTTGCCATCAGGCCTGGTCCAGTTCCCGTTGAATCGCCCGCGCCAAGCCCGACAAGGCCGGTTGCACGGCAGCGCCAAGGTCGAAGCGGCGCTTCAAGTCCACCCGCCGCACCAGCACGGCAATCGGAATCTCCTGGCCGCGCTGCAGGCGCTTGACGCCGCTGCGCTCGCGCTCGGCGCGCTTGAAGCGGGCGAGTTGTGCGGCGTTTTCCTGGAGGTTCTCGGCCATCAGCAGCACGCGACCGTTCTTCTCGACGAAGAAGGCGTTGCCCGAGCGCATCAGGCCGTCGATCACGGCCTTGAAGCGCTTGGGGCCGATGCGGCCGGGCAGCAGCGGGATCAGCAGATTGCCGCTCACGGTGCCGCCCTGGGTGTGGATGCCCAGCCAGGGGATGCGGCTGCCCACCCACAGCGCGGGCAGCCGTTCGGGCTTCTGATCGAACACCTTGGTCTGCATCGACGAGACGAAGCTCGTGCGCCGCACCTGGAAGGCGTTTTTCATGGCCGAGCGCGCCGCCTCGCGCACCTCGCGGCCGCCTACCGCCATCCCCTTGGCCACCGCCGCGTGGATCGCCCGCCGACGCTCCGCGCTCCAGGCCGAGAGCCGCCTTGGATCGAGCAGTCCGGAGGTGGCCAGCGTCAGTTTCATGGCCGCACGTCCTCCCACAACTCGCGCTGCAGCCGCTCGATCGCCGCGCGATCGCCCTGGGCGGCCACCGCGTGCAGGGCCAGCCGCAGGGCGAGGTGCTGCCGCTCGATCCGTGCGTCGGCCTCCAGCAAGGCCCGCGCCTGCGGCAGCGTGTAGCGCATCACCTCATCGAGCCGGTGCCCGGCGCGGATCAGGCGGGCGACGGCGTCGTCCCAGCCGAGAGGATCGGCGCCAGCCGCTGCGCCGCGCCCTGGATCGCCGGCACCACCCGCCCCACGAAAAAATCCGCGTTCACCTCGAACACGGCAGTGGCCAAGGTGACGGCCTCGTCGAGTGCCAGTCCTTCGATCCACGCCCGCTCGCGCCGGGTGGTGATGGCCAGCAGATCGAGCACGGCCTCGCCATGCCGTGCAAGCAGATCGAGCCAGTCCGGCTCGACCGAGATATCGGCGGCGATGGGCCGCACCGCGGCCAGCAGTCGCGGCAACTCGCCCAGCCGGATCGGCGTCAGTTCCAGCGCGGTGCCGGCCACCGTGACCGCCTTGGGCACGGGCGGGAAGGTCTCGAAGTCGGGCATGGTCGCGTTCCTTTACAACAGCACCAGGCGGCCGAACTGGCCGAGATCGCCGCCGACCGGCTTGGTGAGGTCCGCCAGCACCTGGCCGGAGAGTTCGAACTTCAGCAGTTCGTCGGTGATGATGGACAACTCCTTGGCCGGGTTGATGGCCACGCGATAGAGGTCGATCACCACCTCGCGGTTGCCATCGGCGGTGTTGAGGCCCTCGAAGCGGATCCAGCGCTCGGGCAAGGCTTGCGTGAACATGGCCGTGTGGCTGGCCGCCCCGAACGCATAGTCCACCGTGAAGGGCTCGGAGTACGGGCCGCCGGTGGTGGCATCCAGGATCAGGAGCGAGCCGTGCTTGGCGTTGACGGTGTACTGGCTGGCCGGCAGCGTCTTGGGCGGGCTGTCCGAGTCCTGGACCTGCACCGCCGAGACGTTTTGCATCGCGAGCGGATAGAGGTGCCCCGGCGTGACCGGGTTGGGCAAGGCTTCGCCGGTGACCGTGCCCGGGGTGACTTGAGTGCTGTGCCCGTAGAGCGCCAGCGCCAGGTTGGTCGGGATGAGTTCTTCCAGCGTGCAGGCGAACTCGCCCTTCTTGGTCTTGATGAGCTGCAGGTCGGTCAGGCGCTGGCCGGACTGCGCCTCCTGGTGCTCGATGGTGTCCACCGACAGCGACACCTTCAGTTCCGGCACGTTGCCGACGAAGGTCAGCCCCGCCGGATTGCCGGCCGAATCGCGCGCGCCGATGTAGACGCGGCCTTGTCCGGAGAAGTAGGCCATGGTCAGTCTCCTTGAATGGTGCCGGAGGCCGGCTCGCGGCGGGCGGGTTTGGCGTCGAGAACCGGGGTGGCCACCTTGGCCACGCCCTGGGCGATCAGCCAGCGGGCGCTGGCCTCGTGGATGTCGAGGCGCTCGCCTGCGGACAGGCGTTGGCCTGCGTGGGTGTGGGGTTTCAGTAGCTCGATGGAGAGATTTGGCATAAGGGGTTCATCCTGTTTGGGTGAGGTCGAGGGCGTGGGTGCGGTAGCGGATCTCGTAGCGCGCCGGCAGCATCACCGTGCCGGCATCGAGGTCGTCGGCGTCCCACTCGGCGTCGAGCTCGCGCACCGCAAGCGCCAGGCCGCCCAGGTTCGGGTCGGCGAGCACGGCGGCATGGGCGGCGACGATCAGCCGGTCGGCCGCGTCGAAGGCGTCCGCGCCGCGCGCGAGCGCGACCAGGCGCACGGTGAGCGCGCGCTCCACCAGCCGGTTGGCATGCGCGGTGAGCGCGTCGCCCTCGACGAAGACGAGCAAGGCAGGGCTCGCCTCGCGGGGCAGCGGTGTGGCCGGCTGGCGCAGCACCGCCGCCGGGGCCAGGGCAGCAAGGAGGCGATCGACCAGGATGCGCAGCAGGCGCTCGCGCACCGAGTTCATGGCAGCCTCGCGAGCTTGGCCCGGCACTCGCGGCCGTCGCCGAAGGCGCTGACCTCGCGCACGCGGTAGGACTGGCCGACGATGGTGACCACGTCGCCCGGTGCGAGCGCGAGGCGCGAGGCCGCGTACTCGATCTCGAAGTCGCGCGCGAGCGCCAAGCCCTCGAGCACCGTCTCGTCCGGCGCACGGAACGCGCAGTGCACGGTGGTGGTGCCCACCACGACGGGCGTCAAGAGCCCCGCGCGCTCGGCGGCGTCATACAGATCCTCCACACGCACCATCGCTGCGGCATCACACCGTGAGCTTGACCAGCACGCCCGGCCGGTGACACATCGGCAGCGGGTTGCTTTGGGTGTGCAGATCGGTGCCGCGGTCGAACTTGCGCGGCTCCTGCTTGGCGTACAGCGGCTGGCCCAGGGTGTTCACGGTCTCGTTGAAGTCGGCCGGCGCGAAGTAGGTGGCGAAGGTGTCCACCGTGCCCAGCGGGAAGGCGTGCGCCTCGCCCGCGGCGATGAAGCGGCGCGCGTGGCCGTTGGCATCGGTCGCCTGGCCGCGGTACTCCTCGAAGGTGATGCCGGCGAAGACGAAGCCCGCGCGCACGTCGTTGATCAGGACCGCGCCCTGTTGCCACTGCGTATAGGCCTCCTTGACCGACTTGTGGCCGGTGAGCGCCCGGAAAAACTCGGGCGAACAGAGGACGTGCACGCCGGTCATGAACTCGCCCTTCAGGTTCTCCTCGATGTGGGCCAGCACCTCGTAGCAGTGGCCCTTGACGTCGCTCGCGGCATTGGCCAGATCGAAGGCGATGGTGGTCTGCCTGAGATCGAACTCGTCGAACAGGTCGTAGATCGTGCTGCCGTCGGCGTCCAGGATCTGACCTTTCAGCGCGCCCATACGCAGGTGTTCGAGGGTGATCGCGTGCTTGTTGCGCATGGTCTCCAGGTGCCGCGCCAGCACGCCCGCGACGGCCTCCATTTCCGTCTCCGAGCCGAAGGCCCGGATGCCCTGGACCTCCTCGGGCAGCACCACGTCGTCGTGCGGGATGTGCGGGATGACGAAGGAGCGCAGCCGGCGCTGGCCGCGTTCGCCCACCGTGCCCGGCGAGCCGGGCGGCCGGGTGGGCAGCAGGTTCAGGCGCCCGGCGTACTCCTCGATCACGACCTGGCGCGTGCGCACGGGCTTGGCCGGAAACAGGTTCAAGGCTTCCAGCCGCCCGTAGCGGTTGGGGATCAGGTTGATGGCGGCGGTCAGGCTCGCCATCGAGAAGCCGGGGGAATCGAAGGGGTTGAGCATCGGGGTCTCCAGAAGCAACGAACCCGCCGAATGGCGGGTCGTCCGAGGTGTGGGGAGGGGCGGAATCAGGCGCTGTCGCGCACCACGATGCCGCGCGCTTCGAGTTGGGCGATCGCAGCGAGCTGCTGCGCGGTGGTGATCCCCGCGGGCCAGACCAGCGCGTTTCGCGCGACGATGGCGTGGCGGGCGATCAGGATCGCGTCCTCCCGGTCGATCAGCGTCGCATCGACGGCCAGCGCGAGCACGCCCACGGCGACTTCGCTGCCGTCGCCGGCCGCGGGGTCGAGGGCCTTGAGCTTGCTTGTGGCCGTCTCGCGGCCGACCACGGCGCCGAGCGGGAGGTTCTGCCCGGCCGCCACGGTCGCCTGCTCGCGCGAGTACAGATTCGGCGCCTCGTACTTCAGCAGGTCGCCGAGGGTGGGGGCTTGGGTGAGCGTGGGCATGGTTCACTCCCGGGTGACGAGTTTCTTGACAGCGGCGACCACGGGCGAAGCGGCCGGGTCGGCGCCAGGGGCGGCCCAATCCTCGGGGCCGTGGGTCGAGCGCACGGCGGACTCCGTGCTGCGCTCAGCGCGCGCTTCGATCAGGGCGCGGCGTACCGCGGCCTCGGTACGGCCCGCGGCGATGAACTCGGCGGCGCGCTCGGGGCAGCCGGCGATCAGGCACAGCTCGGCGATCACTTTCGCGGACTGCGCCGCCTCGCGGCGGGCTTCTGCGGCCAGCGCCGCGACGGTGTCCGGGCCGAGCGCCTCGGGGATGTGCTCGGGCACGTTCTCGGGCTTACCTTCGGGCGTGCTGTCGAGTGAAGCATCGGCTGAGGAATGGGTGGGGGTGTCGGTCATCGCGGGGGTTCCTCGCAAAGCGTTCGCCTTCCCGGTCGATCTCTGGCGCGGCGGGGAAGGCAAACGCCGCGGGGTGGCAAGCTGTCGGTCGAGTTCGGCCAGCACCGCAGGCAGCGTGGCCACGCCATCGGCCAGGCCCGCGTCCATGGCCTGCGGGCCGAAGAAGAGCGCCGCATCGGTCGCGCGCACCGCGTCTTCGGACAGGCCGCGCATCGCCGCCACGTGCGCGACGAAGAGCGCGTGGAGCCGGTCCACCTCGGCCTGCAGCGCCGCGCGGGCGGCATCGTGTAGCGGCTCGTGCGGCGAGTAGTCGTTCTTGCGGGCGCCCGCGGTGATCGCGGTGTAGCGGTAGCCGTCCCGGGCGTCCTTGACCGACTGGTCGACGTGCAGCGCGATCACGCCGATCGAGCCCACGCCGCCGGTCTCGGTGACGAAGAGCCGATCGGCGGCGCAACCGATGGCGTAGGCCGCGGAGAAGGCGGCGTCGTTGGCCACGGCCCAGACGGGTTTGAGGCCGGCTGCCTCGCGCACGCGGCGGGCAAGCTCGAAGCAGCCGCCCGTCTCACCCCCGGGCGAGTCGATGTCGAGCACGATGCCGGCCACCAAAGGGTCGTCAAGAGCTGCCTCCAGCCGCGCGCCGATCTCGGCATAGCTCACCAGCCCCGAGGCCGCCTCCAACCCCAGCGTGCGCTTGACCAGGGTGCCGTGGATCGGGATCACGGCGATCGAACGCTCCGGAAATGCCGGAGGGTTTGGAGCCCTCGGCAGCGGCGGAGCGAGTTGCGCATCCGGGCCGGCCAGCGGCAGGCGTTCGGCAAGCACCGCGAGGATCACATCGAGCTTGGCGCGCTGCACGAGCAAGGGCGTGCCGAACAGGCGGGCGGCGAGGTGCGGGAACATCGGTGTCAGTCCTGAGGATCGGTGTCGGGCGCGGGGGACGGCACCGGGGTGGCTGGTCTGTCGTGCCGGGGGTCGGAATCGAAGACCAGCCCCAGTTCATCGGCGCGGGCGTTGTCCGCCGCGATCTCGCGGTCGATGTCTTCGGCGTCGTAGCCGTAGGCCGAGATCGCCTCCGAGCGGCTCATGAGCCCGGCGCGGATCGCGAGCTTGAGCGCGTTGAACTCCTTCAAGGGATCGACCCACTGCCAGCCCTGCGGGATCCACTTGGCGGCCTGGTACGTCCGAGGGCGGCGGGCGTAGCCGGGCAGGCTCAGCGCCCCTTCGAGCACGGCCTGCTCCATCCAGGCGCGCCACACCGGGCGACAGAGCTGGTGCACGATCACCCCGTGCTGGATGGCCTCGCAGCGGCGGCGGAACTCGAGCAATCCCGCGCGGATGCTGGAGTAGTTCACCTGGGTGAGATCACCGGTGAGCATCTCGTAGGTGATGCCCATGGCGGCGGCCACCGCCCGGAACTGCTGGCGCATGAACTCGCCGTAGCTCGAGCCCACGTCGGCCGGCGCCGAGAACTTGATGTCCTCGCCCGGCTCCAGGATCTGCAAGGTGCCGGGTTCCAGCCCGGCGAGCGCCGCGCCCTGGGCGTCCGGCAGCCCTTCGCCCATCAGGCTGTCCTCGGGGGCGAGCCGCGTGATGAAGCCGGCGAACATCGCCGCGGTCTTCTTGCGCACCAGTTCCGCATCGTCGTACTGGTCGAGTTCGTGCAGCTTCACCAGCGCCCGCGCAAGCCACGGCTCGCCGCGGATCTGCCCCGGGCGCAGCGGGCGGAACAGGTGGATGACCTCGGAGGCACCCACGCGCACGGTGTCGAGACCTCCCGCGGAGGTACCCGTGCCCGACATCGGCGCCAGGCTCCCGTCGCCCGGATGCGAGCGGGTCAGGTGATAGGCCACCCGCCGCCCGAGCCGGTCGAACTCGATGCCGGCGCGGATCACGTTGCCTGAAGGCAGGTCGCGGTTGAGCGTCGTCGGCAGGTGTTCGGGCTCCAGCACCTGCAGCTGCAGACCCACCGGCAGACCGTCCTCCGGGCGGCGCCAGCGCAGGCGCACCAGCGCCTCGCCGCCTTCGAGCATCGCGCGGCAGGCGAGCGCCTGCAGGCCGTAGAAGTCGGTGAGTCCTGCGGCGTCGGCATCCTCCACCCAGTCCCACCACAGCGCGTGGATGGCCTCGCGCACGGCCGGGTCCTGCACCATGCTCTGCGGCTTGATGCCGGTGCCGATGGCATTCGCCACGAAGGCCTCGATGCCGGCGGCGGCCCAGGCGTTGCGCCGGGCGAGATCGCGGCTCTTGGCGCGCAGTTCGTTCTGCGTGAAAGCCAGCGCCGCGACCGCCCCGGGATTGCCGACCTGCCAGGCGA